CCAGCGCGACAATCTTGCCCACTGCCTCGGGTTTATTGCCATCCCAATCCAGCAAAATCGCGCGATCCAGCACCGCGCCTATGGCTACGGCCTTCCCCAGGTACTCAAGCGGGCAGTAATACGTCTGCCCATCCCCGTATGGCAACGTGCCGCCGCCCTTAAAGATTGGGACGCAACGCCAGCCTGCAGCCTCCAAATCCTGTAGCGTCTCAATAAACCAGGCATCCAGACCCCTTTCAACCGCCATCACGCTGCGTCACCATCAAGCAACCGCGCGTAAACCGTGCTGATTTTGACCACATCGGCCAGCCGCACCCCAGGAACCTCGTCCGTCACCCGACAGACAAACTTCTCCGGCAGGCCGTCTGTCAGCCACAGCTTGACCGCCTGCTCTGACACGCCCAGCTTGAACGCCAGACAGGTCAACGGGGGCGCATCCTGCCCCTTGCCATAGAAATCAAGAATTTTGTTCCAGACCGGCCCACGATCCTGCGCCGGACGCCCTTGCGGTTTTTTCTTCATTTTTTTAGCCTCATTGCCAACTGATTTGCGGAGCCGCTGAACTTAACTTAACTGTGCATCTCAGCGCAACAATTAACTAGTCAATGATAGGCAACTAATGTTAGCGTGCACCGTCCAAGCCAAAAGGTACGGACAAATTGAGGTAAAAACATGAAAGACGCAGGTTTAGAATTCCGCCGCTTGATCAGCCGGTCTGGGTGGACCCAGGCGCTGATCGCCCACGAGCTTGGCATTAGCCAAGCATCCCTTTCAGGATGGGCTGCAAAGGGCTGCCCCGCCTCTCGGGCGCTAGAGCTGTCGCGTTTGCTTGATGTACCTATTGATGACGTTGAGCCGTGTATTTACCGTCCGAAAGCAACGGTTAAGCGCCCCCGCGCGCCCTATTCCACCCTCGCCTTTGACGGCATTGAAGACGCCGTAGACGCGCTGATCCTCGCCATCCGCAACGCCCGTTTGACTAAAGATGACGTCCAGCTTCTGAGCACGCTGGTAGACCGCCTTAGCCTTAATTAAAAAAAATTAATAAGAATTAGTCTCTACCCCTTGCATGACTTAATTAGGTGGTGTTAGGGTTCACCTATGCCAACGCAATGACGCAGCGGCATTGGAGGTAAGTATGATTATTGAGATTGCATTGGGGTTTTTGTTGGGCGGGCTGTTGCTGGGGTTCTTTCTCAGCGAGCCAGGGCAGTGGGTTCTGGCGTTTGTTTTTGCTCTTTTGATAATTGCGCTAGGGGCGGCGTGCCTGATTGGTCCCTTTGTGGCGTTGTATGTTTTTGCGCCTGATGTGTTTTATGCGTTACCTGAGTTTGTAGTTGGTGTTGTTTCAATCGTTGGCATCATTGGCCTTGTTTTTGTTGGCATACCTTTGCTGGTTAAGAAATTTTTCAACTGGATGCATTGGAACTACCAAGCATTTTGCGCCGTGACCGCAAAATCTTGGAATTACTTTTTTTTCGGTTCTATAGCTTTGTTTGGAGTTGCCATGCCGCTCACTCTTTGGGCGACGGGCTCACTGTGAATGAAGCATATCTTGCACTGGCCTTTGTCGCCCTGCTGTCGATCCTGTTTATCACGGGGGCGTTATGAGCTGGTGTCCTGAGTGCTTGAGCACCCATCACCACCCGCACTGCCCCAATGCTGATGACATCAGCGCCTTTGAGGAGTTTTGCGAGATGTTTAATGCAGAGGCTGTGCATGTCTACACCAACCGTTTCATTGCCGACGTTAACGCCAAGCGTGAGGAGAAGGGGCTGCGCCCCTTGCCACAGCACGCGCTGATTGAGACGTCTGACTATAAACGCGCGATCCGCGCCTATTTCAAATCAACTAGTGAGGAGAAATGACCTATGTCTATTATCGACACAATCAAGCCCCCAGGGGTTCAGCAGAAGGGCGCAACGGTGGCAGAGCTGTGCTCTGACCTGCGTGGCGTATTGGATGAAATCGCACGGCTCAATGATAAGGCAGGCGAACTTAAGCAGGCGATCATCCGAGAATGCGGTGTACGCGAGGAAGGCGAGCAGTCTTTTTATATTGAGCACGCTGATGGTCGCCAGTTTAGGGTGAAGACCCGTCAGGACTTTAGCCGCCTTGTTGACCCCGAGCAGGCGCGCAACCTGTCTGAGAACCTGCCTGCCCAGGTTTTTGATGACTGCTTTTCGTATAAGCCCAGCTTAAAGATGCACGGATACCGCGCGATCGCTGACACAAACCCAGACTTAAGGCGTCTGCTGGACACCGCCATCACATCACGCCCTCTGCCGCCGCGTTGCACGGTTGAGGTTATCAACAACGAAGACACGGAGGTTCAACCATGAGTCTTTCTGAAATGCTGGAGAAACCCCAGCTCCGACCCGTCAGGGTCACCATTTTGGGGGAGGCTGGGGTTGGCAAAACCAGCCTTGCCAACACGTTTCCGAACCCTGTGTTCATGCGTTTTGAGGATGGCATGGCGAGCTTGGGCGCTGGTGCACCGCCGTGCACGCCTGTGCTGACCTCAACTGAAGAGGCAATGACGTACCTCAACGCGCTGGGCGAGGATGAGCATGATTTCCAGACCCTTGTTGTTGACTCTGTAACGGCGTTGGCGAGCATTTGTGAGCGTGAGGCGCTGGAGGCTTGCCCAAAGGGGGCCAAGACCCTTGCCTCTGCACACGGTGGATATGGCGCTGGGTTTCAATTTGCCGCTGGCCTCATTAACCACGTTTTCAACGTGACCACCATGTTGCAGCGCCACCGTGATATGCACGTTGTCTACATTGCGCACGCTGGCACTGAGGTCATTGAGCCGGTTGACTCAGATCCGTACATGCGCCTGACGCTAAAGATGAACAAGCGTCTTGCGCCTTCCTTCATTGATGACGTTGACGTTGTGGGCTTGCTGAAGCTGAAGGCTGCGGTCTTTGGTGGTGGCGATCGCAAAAAGGTCAAGACGGACGGCACGCGCATCCTTGACTGTCTGCCCTCTCCGAGCTCTGTCAGCAAAAACCGATTCGGTGTTGACCAACTCATTGCCGTTGAGCACGGCGTTAACCCGCTCACCCCTTTCATTCCATCACTACAACACGAGGCATAAGCCATGAGTATTTTTGAAAACTTCGATCCTAACGCCATTGAGGCACTCAAGTCAGATTTTGATCTGCTGCCACCGGCAAACTACAACGTCCGTATCCTTGAAGCGGAAGAGGCGACAACAAAAAACGGTGACCCTGGTGTCAAGGTCACCTTGGAGGTCACTGACGGCGAGCACATGAACCGCCGCCTTTGGGATCGCTGCTGGATAGGCCACTCAAGCGAGAAATTTGCGTCCCGTGAGCGCCAGCGGTTTGCGTCGCTGTGTCGCGCGGTGGGCTGGATTCCGAGCAAGGACAGCTCGCCGTCTGAGCTACTGGGCTTAGAGCTGGTGGCTAAGGTGAAGATTGAGAAGTCACGCGACCCGCAGTATGACGATCAGAACCGCGTGCAGGATTACTATGCCTCAACTGCGTCTGTGACGCCCTCGCCCTCGCCTGCTGCATCTGCTGACAAGCCAAAGCGCGCTGGCTCTGGTGATTGGAAGGCGCAATAAAAAGCGGGGAAGGTCTGGGACCAACCCCGCTACCCCAATCAGTTGGCAAACATCCCGAGGCAGGAGAATTTTAGCATGGACTTAACTGAAGCTCTAAACAGCAATAATACCCTTGCGGCGGTTGACGCTGCGATGGAACTGGAGCAGGACAACAACCCGCGCCCGTATCTAGGCGCCAGCATCATGGGCGACCCCTGCCCGCGCAAGCTCTTTTACGGCTTCCGCTGGTATGCCAAACCGACGTTTCTAGCCAAGACCCTGCGTGCTTTTGATGATGGTCACCGCACTGAGGATCTGATGGCAGAGCGCTTGCGGTTGGTGCTGGGCTCGCAGTTGGAAACGCACGATCCAGTGACGGGCAAGCAGTTTGGCTTTGCTGCCTGTGATGGACATGTGCGGGGGCACTGCGACGGGCTGGTTCGCGGTGGTTTGAAAGAGGCACCCCAGACGCCTCATGTTTGGGAGCATAAAGCTGTAAACCCTAAGAAGTTTGCCAAGCTGGAAAAGCTGATTGCCCTGCACGGCGAGAAAGCCGCGCTGGTTGAGTGGGATGAGATCTATCACGGGCAGGCGCAGGCGTACATGCTTGCTTTCAACATGACCCGCCACTACCTGACGGTCACCACCCCTGGCGGCCGCGATCACATCAGCGTCAGGACCGACCTGAATAAGAAGTTTGCCGAGTCGTTGATGAAGCGAGCACAGGGGATCATTGCCAGCGACAAGCCCCCGCCGCGCATGAACGAAGATCCGACCTTTTACCTCTGCAAGTGGTGCGATTACCAGCAGCACTGCCACTACGATGCCGCGCCTGAGATCACCTGTCGCTCATGCAGCCACAGCTTTGCGGCTGAAAATGGTAAGTGGTTTTGCGAGCAGAAAGAGGAATACCTAGACCGAATTGCACAAGAGATGGCGTGCCATGACCATGATGTTATATCCCGAGCAGACTAAAGCCGTCACGCTGATCCTTGACTACCTCTACGGCTTCACCGGCAACCCCGTGCTGGAAGCGCCGACAGGCTCCGGCAAGTCGGTGATACAGGCGGGGCTTGTAGACAAGGTGCTACGCACTTGGCCCAACAAGACGGTGCTCTGTCTGGCGCACGTTGCTGAGCTGCTGGAGCAGAACGAGGATGCCATGATCAAGCTGGGCATCAGTGCTGAGTATGACGTTGGCGTTTACTCTGCCTCGCTGAACCGGCGCGAGATTGGTCAGGTCACGATTGCGTCGATTCAGTCGGTGTACAAGAAAGCCGAGCTGCTGGGCCACATTGACCTGGTTGTGGTTGATGAGGCGCACCTGGTTAACAACAAGCGCGACGGGATGTACCGTCACTTGCTGGCTGAGCTGGGGTTTGTAAACCCTTCCATCAGGGTGGTCGGTCTGACTGCCACACCCTACCGCCTATCAGGTGGCCTGCTGACCGACGGCGATCTGTTTGATCACTGTATCAACAGCAAGCTGTTCGATATGGATATGGAAACATTAATCTCAAAGGGCAAGCTCGCGCCTTTGACGACTGAGCCAGTTAGCCGAACCTACTCAACTGAAGATCTGGCTATGCGCGGCGGCGAGTACACCAACGCCTCACTGGCCGAGATGGTCAGGGCGTCGGGTGATGTCACGGCGCAGGCTTGTGCTGAAACGCTGCGCCTAGCCAGTGACCGCAACAAGGTGCTGATCTTTGCTACCAACCTTGCGCACGCTGACGACATAGCCAACTACCTTGCCCCTAACGCTCGTATGGTCAGTGGCGACACCCCCAAGCGCGAGCGCGCGGAGCTGGTTAAGGATTACAAGGCTGGCGCGTTCAAATACCTAGTGAACGTCGGCGTCTTTACCACCGGCTTCAACGTGACTGACGTTGATTGCATTGCGTTGATGCGCCCGACCTTCTCGCCTGGTCTTTATCTTCAGATGCTCGGACGGGGCATGAGGGTGGCCCCTAACAAAACAGACTGTTTGGTTCTCGATTTTGCCAACAACATTGAGACGCACGGGCCGGTTACTCAAGTGCAGCCACCCAAGCAACGCGGCCCAGCCAAGGAAGGCGACGCCCCGCTGAAGGTTTGTCTAAATCCTAAGTGCTTTGCTCTGAACTATGCGCAGGCGCGTGAGTGCGAGGAGTGTGGCACCCCGTTCCCGGTCACTGAGACGGTCAGCAGCATTGAGCGCGAGGCTTCCACGATAGACATCATGGGCCGTAACCTGATTGCTGTGCATGAGATTACCGAGCACGTTATTGGCACACACATCAAGAAGGGCTCGCCGCCCATGCTGAAAATTGATTACTGGTCCGGTTACTTCCCTGTCGCAACGCAGTATCTGTGCGTCTACCACCAAGGCTATGCCGGGCAGAAGGCGGCTGAATGGTTTATGAGATGGACCGGCTTTCCAGTGCCGCGTGACTTAGAGACGGCGCGGGATGTGCTGGCGTCAACAGATGATCTGCCCAATAGGATCGTTGTCGATTCTTCGGGCAAATACCCACAAATAAAGCAATGGTTTTATGAAAGAGAAGAAACAGGACAGCCCGAAACAGTGCATTGAGTGCGGTGGCCCTGCGGTCATGGTGCGCAATGCTGAAGAGGGGATGGTTGCTAAGGGCTGGTATTGCCTTGCTTGCGGTCACTTTGACAAGGTGATCGGGCGGGAGCGGAAGCTATGATTTTTAAACTGACAGAGCCTAGTTGTATCAGCTTCTCAGGTGGCAGAACCAGCGCTTATATGCTGTGGAGATTTATCGACGCAAATGACGGATTGCCTGATGACTGCATCGTGACCTTTGCCAACACCGGCAAGGAGGCAGAGGAGACGCTGGAGTTTGTCAGGGACTGCGGCAAGTACTGGGACGTTCCGATTGTCTGGCTGGAGTACGCCTGGGCAGAGAAAACTAAGGATCGCTTTAAGGTGGTGGATTTTGACACCGCCGCTAGGGATGGGGAGCCGTTTGAGGCGCTGATTCACGCCAAAAAATATCTTCCTAACCCTGTGGCGCGATTCTGCACCATTGAATTGAA